CCTGTGATGTCATTGCCGCCGGGTACTTCACCTATACCTATGCAGCCTAGCCCTAAAATGAAGTATGACCAAGTAGCAGAGCCAGCACAACCAGCACCCACACCTGCTGCATCACAAACTTCACCTAGCACAATTGGTGAAGCTACAATGCAACGTATGTTTACACCCGGAGTTCCTGAAGGTGGTGTAACACAAGCTGCTATAACACCAACTGGTCCGGGTCAAGATGTAGCACCCGGAAGTGGGGCTGTAACAGGTCAAGTAGCTGTGCCTACTGCAATGGCAATGACAGCACAATCAGTAGCAGAGCAAGAGAAGGCTGCTAACACATTTAGTGCTGCACAGGCTGCACCTGCTGTAGATGCCGCTATGAATGCTACACAGGCTGCACAGACTAATGTTGCTGATCCTCGCGCACAAGTAACTGCTGCACAGCAAACAGCATCTTCTGTAGGTAATCTAACTGAAGCACAAGGTAATGCCACATTAATCAATAGCCCTGTACAACGAAGTATACAATCTGGTGAGTTAATTACTGGCGCAGCTAACGCACAGACTGCTGCCACCTTTACTGAACAGGTACAGGCTGCACAAGCTGCACCATCTACACAAGCTACAGTACAAGGTCAGCTTGCACAGTTAACTGCTAACTTTGACGCTACAAACCCACCAGCGTGGGCTGCAGGTGCATTGAGGGGTGTACAGGCACAGATGGCTCAAAGAGGGCTTGGTGCTTCTTCTATAGCTGGTCAAGCTATGGTTCAAGCGGCTATGGAGTCTGCTTTACCAATTGCCTCTGCTGATGCACAGACTATTGCACAGTTTGAATCACAGAACTTGACAAACAAGCAGCAACGTGCTATGCTTGCGGCACAGCAACGTGCGACATTTATGGGTCAAGAGTTTGACCAAGCCTTTCAATCCCGTGTTCAAAACGCTGCTAAGATTAGTGAAGTTGCTAACATGAACTTTACTGCTGAACAGCAGGTACAGCTAGAAAACTCTCGTGCTGCAAATACAATGAACCTTAACAACCTGTCTAACTCACAGGCTATGGTGATGGCAGAGGCTGCTGCTTTAGCGCAGATGGATTCGTCTAACTTAAACAATAGACAACAGAGTGCAGTAAACAATGCACAGAACTTTATGCAGCTTGATATGGCTAACCTGTCTAATGAGCAGCAAACAGAATTATTTAAAGCACAACAACGTACACAGTCTATGTTCACAGATGCAGCAGCTACTAATGCAGCACGTCAGTTTAACGCCACTAGTCAAAATCAAGTTGATCAATTTTTTGCTAACTTGGGACAGCAGACATCACAGTTTAATGCTACACAGCAAAATGCACAGGCACAGTTCAATGCAGGTCAAGCTAATACAGTAGAGCGTTTTAACGCAGAGATGAATAATCAGCGTGATCAATTCAACGCACAGAATCAACTTGTAGTTGCACAGTCTAATGCTCAGTGGCGTAGGCAGATTGCTACTGCAGACACCGCTGCTGTTAATAGGGCTAATGAACTCAATGCAAATGCTGTTTTAGATATTAGTAAAACTGCCTACGATAATCTGTGGAGTTACTATGCTGACACTATGGAGTGGGCATGGACAAGTGCTGAAAATGAATTAGACAGAAAGGTAAGTGTTGCAGTTGCACAGCTAGACGCAGATGCACAAACAGCACTAGCAGATGCTACAAACAGTTCTGCTTCTAAGTCTGCAATCGGTGGTTTAATTGGTAGACTTGGTTCTGCCGCTATTGAAAAGGGGCTGTTTGGCTGTTGGGTTGCTCGTGAAGTATATGGTCCTAGTAACACAGATTGGGTTCGCTTTCGTTTATGGTTACAGCAAGACGCACCTAAATGGCTGGTATATCTGTATGGAAATTATGGCGAAACATTTGCAAAGTTTGTTTCAACAAAGCCTCGTATTAAAAAATACATTCGTTACTTTATGGATAAGGCTATAAGGAGTAAATTTAAATGATAACTAATCCTGCAGCAAAAATATATTCATCAATAGATGCTCTTCCTGAAATTAAAAGCAGAAAAGAAAAAACTAGTAGTACTTCTGGCATGATGTCTCCTTTACTTAAAAAATCAAACATGTCTAGTAACAAAAACAATATAGAAAAAGAACCTGCTTTTATTGTAGCAAAGATACAACAAAGAATTAAAAAAGACAGACAAGAAATAAAGGATATGAGAAATGCAACCTAACGAACAATCTTTTGATCGTCCTATTCCCGGCATGTCTTTGACACATGAGTTGGGTGCTAGACCTTGGCAGCAACCTGCTGATATTCCAAACGTAGATGATGCGGCAGAATATTACATAACACAAATAGCAGATGATACCTTTGCTAAAAACCTTATTCACACAATGAAAACTGGTGTACCTTTAACTACCATTGCTAATAGCTTGCAACTAACAGGAGTAATGGAAGGTAAGCACTCTGTTGATGTAGGCATTCTAATGATACCAGTTATCATGGAAACTATGATGCTTATTGGTGATGCTGCAGGTGTAGATTATGACACAGGCTTGGCTGATAACAAGGAACTTGATCAAAATGTTGTAACAACGGCAACTATAGGTAAGTTGTTGCAATCAGAAGCTGATAATAAAGATATGATGGAGCCTGTGCAGGAGCAGTCTGTACAGGAAGTACAAGACGAGCCTGTAATAGAGAACACTGGTTTAATGTCTAGGAGAACATAATGTTTGCCGGTTTAAAAAATATAGCAGATTATATAACTGATCCTGATTTTGTGGCAGGTATAGCTAGAGGCGTTACTGAAACAATAGACAAAGGTGAAGATCGTAGAAACAAAACGCTTGACCAGTTACGCACCTATGGCCTTGAAAAAACAAATCGTATTGAGCAAGAGTATATTAATGATCTGGATGCTAATGAGGCACAAGTTAAATCACTTGCTGCTAGTCTAACACCTGATGGTGTATCTGCTAATTCACAAGAAGTTCTTAGTGCTGCACAGTACCTAATTGAAACCAAAACTTTAGCTGGCGCACAAGCAGAAGCTAAAAGATTATATGATCAAAATAAAAGATTTGGTATAAGTCAACTAAGCGAAATTAATGCCACGGCTGCTGCTAATGGTACAAATCTCTCATTTAGAAATATTGCTGGTGGTATTACCCGTAAACCTACACCTGTTAATTTAACAGATTCTGGCATTCCTGTTAAACCTACTTTCTTAGATAGAGTTTTTGGTGGACCAACCGTTGAAGACGAAGCACAACAAAGCATTGCTGCTTTAGAAACTGTAATGGATGATCCTGACGAAGCACTACCCTTTATTGCATCAACAGGTTATGATGCGGATTTAATTATTCGTACAGATGATCCATTTAGAGTAGAAGTAAAACGCTTTCAAGGTTTGATGAAGGACGCAGTAGCACAAACTGAAACTCCTAATGATTTATCTAAAGACCCAAAAATTCAACATATTGCATCTAAAATAGCTATTTTGCAAAGAGAGGATACTCGTAAACAAACAGGTGAAGCAAAAGAATTTTCAGGTGCAGATTTTGATAGGTATGCTAATATGATAACAAGTGCTGTGGCAAGCACATACAAATTACAGACAACTGGTAGCACTATGCTAGGTGATCGTGTACGTATTGAAGACACTATAGATGGTGCGTTTGAGTTACAAATGGAAATTAATAAAGCTGTTACTATTTTAGCAAAAATGCAAAACTCAGGTAATGACGAAATGATGCAGGAAGCTGGTTTTCTAATTCAATCGTTTTTAGAAAATAAAGGTTACGAAATATCTGATAAATTAGTTGCAATTGGCACAGAGCAAACAGGATTTGAGGAAGAGGATTTTGGTATACTAACTTTTGGTAGATCAGATGGTAATATTCTGGATGCAGAGTTATTTAAGAACCTAACAAAAAAAAAAAAGTAAGTGACGACACATCAGATGATGAAAGTAATGATGACGATGAAGATGGTGGAAATAGTGGAGATGTTTCTGCTTACCTTCCAAATAATTCAGTGGTAGTAACTACAAAAACAACAGGCACTTTAAATTTAAATACACCTGACATACAAGCGGCTGTAGCTGCATTTAGAAAAACTACTGGTGGATTGAGCAGAAACAAAGCTAGAAGAGCAGTACAAAACGCAATAAGGGACGCTAATCCCGGAATGAAGGGTAACCAAGCAATGATACATGCAGGGGTGTTATTAAAATAATATGGCAGAAGAATTAAATGAAGTTGTTTTAAATAAAGACTTTCTTATTAATAATGATAAGTTTTTAGAGGATGCACAAATATTTCTTGCAGATCGTGAGGATAAAGACCTTGGTAGCCCTGAAGAAATTTATGATGCATTTATGGAACACTTTAGATACCAAAATGTAAATGAAGTTACTGCTATGCGTGATCTGTATTATGTAAATAATCAGACAGACGATGAAGGTAGATTGCGTGTGGGTAGGCTTATGGATACCTATGACCGCATGGATAGTGACTTTGGGTTGGATGCTGCTCAAGATTATTTGGGTGGCGTTTTTACTGCGCCTTCAACTTATGCTGGTATGTTTTCATTTGGTGCTGCAAAAGCAGGTACACTTGCTGCACAGCAGGGTGTAAAATTAGGTATTCGTGAAATAGTAAAACAAGCGGCTAAAAAAGCTGGTCAAAAAGTTACAAAGAAACAACTAGATGATGTAACATTTGATACGGCAAGACAACGTGCTGCTAAAAAAATTAAAGGGGAAGACCCTGTAAGTGTCTCATTAAGACAACGTGCTGCTAATATAGCTAGTGGTGTAAAAGAAGGTGGTTACAAAACAGGTATCGGTGCAAGTGTAGTTGAAGCTATAGGTGCGGGTGCTGGTGTGACCGCACAGGAATTAACTCGTGTTGAAACTATAGAAGACTACGATGAAGTAGATTTAACTAATGTAGGTTTGGCAACAGGCTTGTCTGCTTTGACTGGCGGTGTTCTTGGTACACTTAGTGGCGCACAAAGAACTATACGTTCTAATGTTGCAGAACAATACGCAATCAAAGAATTGGGTAAACAGAAAAGAATTATTGAAACAGCTTATGCAAAAAAAACACGTCCAATATTTAATAGCAAAACTTATGGAAAGATTGCTAAAGAAAATGAAGAGATGCTAAAGTTGTCATTAAAAGAGACAACCGAAGGTGCTATTGAAGAAGGACAAAAGATAAAGAAAAAGTTAACAGGTACTCGCAAAAAAGCATTTTCTCGTTATGAAAACCTAACAACAAGTCTTCAAGAAATGGAGATAAAAAATATCGCTGCAGCAGCAACTCAAACAATGCGAAAAATTGGCCCAAAAGAAGGTGTAGTTAAAGGCAGTAAGGAAGACGCAAAAGAGCGTATTACTTCTCGCATTGCTCGTGGATTAAAGGGTGGTCAAATTAGCACTGACGGTATGTTAAAGATTATGAAAGATCACGGCATAACACTTGATCAGTTTAGTGCATTCTATGTAGCAGATATATCAGAGGCAGGTGCTAAACTTGGCGCACAGGGTAGACTTTCTAGAGCCGCCTCAAATGAACTTAAAGAAAGTCTTACTCAAATTGATAGATCACTTATTGACTTAGGCTCTAGGACCGAAACTGCTTATGTTAAATTAAAAGAACTAGATTCTTCGGCGTTTAATTTACTGGGTGTTGGTAATTTTATTACTGCGTTAAATAAAACACGTATTGGTTTTATGACTGTACAGGCAGCAACAACTGTTAGAAATACTACAAACGGACTTTGGAGAAACTATGTATATTCTCTAGAAAATTTAGGAACTGGTTCTATAAATTATGCTGGTGGAAAACTAAAACAAGTATCTGCTTTTGGAAATAAAGAACTCAAGGCTGCGGCAGACTTTTCTGTTCGTACTGGTGTTGCACAAATGAAGGCGGGTGGTAAAGGTATTTTATTTGATGATATGTTTTTTGGTATGCAGTCACAAGAAACAGCTATTTTAACAAAAATGCTTCGTGATCCACGCTTGGGTAATTCGCAACAAGCACAAGAATTATTTAGAGAGTTAGGAGATATTGCAAATCTAACTGGTGCAGAAACTAGCCCACTTTTAAGAGCAGCTAGATTTTCTAATACTTTTAACACTATGTCAGACAACATGTTTAAGTCTGCTATATTTTCACGGGAAATAGATAAAATGATTTCTATTGACCCAGATGGTATATTTAAAAAGCAAGGAATAAACGGTCTTAGCGATCTCTTAAAGAAAGAAAAGTTTGGGTTTGTAGGTGAAAAGGCTATTGCTCGTGCTATGGACGAGGCTTTAGATTTTACCTACCAAACAGGAAAATTTAAAGGAAGAGAAGGATTTTTTAATTCTTTTGCTGATACCTTTATTGAAGGTGCAAGCAGTACTTTTGGATCAGCAGTTGTACCATTCCCACGTTACTTAATAAATCAGTTTAGGTTTGTATATGAACATACTCCCATTTTAGGTGTGCTAAACATGGGTGGCATATTAAATAAAACTGGCGGTGGATCACAGGCTATGTCTATAAGAATGGGCAAGCAGTTTAGCGGTATTGCTACAATAGGTGCTTTCTTTGCTATGCGTGTACATATGGGTGATGAGAACACTAAATTCTATGAGTATAAAGACCCAACTTCAGGTGGTGTAGTAAATGCTAAAGCTGCTCTTGGACCATTTATGGCTCCTGCTTACATAGCAGATATGCTTTATCGTTTAGGAAAACCCGGCGGTGTATTTGAAACAGAGTACGGTCTTCCTCCATTACATGATAATGACCGTGTTGCTCTTGAAAAAGTAAATACTAGAGAGGCAATTGAAGCATTGACTGGTAGTCAGTTTCGGTCTGGCACGGGGCTAGATATTATTGATGGTTCTGTTAAATTACTGCTTGGTGAAACAGCAGAAGCAAAAGGCACGGATAGGATTGAAGCAGGAGTAGCTAAATTTTTAGGTAACTATTTAGGTTCTTTTGCTGTTGGTGGGGGAATGATTAAAGATATATATGCTCAGTATGACCCAGCATATATAAATGTACCGCTAAATGAAGATTTACAATTTTGGCCTTATCTGTTTAAACAGGCAACACGTAGTCTACCTGTGCCAACAGATGATCCTATTTTGTATTCACCTCTTAATCCTAGAGAGGCTATGCAATCAACAACTAAAACAATACCGTTAAGAAATGTAAATCCGATACTTAAACAAATTACAGGAGTTACATTTGAAGAACGTAGAAACTACGCAGAAAATGAGTTAAATAGATTGCAGTTTGATTGGGTTGAAGTTGCTCCACGAAGAACACTTGATCCTCAACTAGATAATGAAGCAAAAGCACTGTTAGGTAATCATATAGAAAATGTATTGTCTGACGAGGTCATTTCGCCTTTTTATCAAAGCATAGAAACCGATACATTGAAAAGAAAATATCTAAGAGACATAGTACAAATTATTAAAGCAGAGGCTGTAAATGACGTTAGTCAATATAAAATAGGTGATACAGAAAAAGACTATCAACGAAAAAATAGAGTTCGTTATTATAGAGAAATTCCAGCACAAATTAGAAAAATAATGGAACAAGAATATGATGCAAAAGCAGGAAAAGGTTCTTTTGCAGAGGATCAAGATTTTGCGTACATGCTTGACGAATATAACATGCCTGAAACGGGATATAAAGATCAGCTTTCTAAGAAAAATCTTAAGCGTATATACGAAAGAGGCATAATATACAAATAACAAAAGGGGGCAATTAAGCCCCCTCTTTTTATGTCCAGTATTCTAACTCCCACCAACCATTAAAATCTTTGGCGCAATCACATATAGTATTTGTAAGTGCCATCCCTATCACATATGACAACCACAGAATAATCATTGTTATAGGCAGTACCCTAACGATTATCCCCACTACCCGAAAGAGTACCACGAGCCTTGCGATCAGCCAGTTTCTGTAAGTTATTATCCATGATATGTCCAAGGTCCATCCCCATTTCTTGTGCTAGCACTGCACAGTACCACATTACATCCCCAATCTCGTAGCCAATTTCAATCTTCTTGGCTTCATATTCATCCTGTGTAGCACCGTCACGAATAAACTTCTTTACCTTATTAGCAATCTCTCCCGCCTCACCCGTCAGGCCCAGAGTTAAATACTCTGTGGCCTTTTCTTTTGGGAAGATGGCAGTCTCACATGCCTTCTCTTGATAGGTTGTTCCTGTAATTTGACTCATCCTATTCTCCTTCATCCACTGTCTAGCTTCTTGCTCTAGATTGTTCATTCTTTTGTACCCTTTTTAGGTTAGCATTGTAAGCATCATTCCAGCCTCTTTGCCACTCACGAAACTGCATGGTGTTAGGGTGCAGTTTCCTTTCTACCTTTGGTTTAATTTTCTTATCTTTGCCAATAGATTCACCCCAAGTAAAAAAGTCTTGATGTCCCCACTCGTATTGTAACTTAAGTGGAGCATCATATTTACTTAATCCATTACGCCTTTTCATTCTCTTCCCCTTGAGATTCTAGTCTTACTGATTCAGATAGGCTTCTACCAAACTCTGCACTGGCAACTTTAAGCTGATCAAGATGCATACGTGCAATTTTTATCCTGCCCTTCAAGTCCATTACTTGTTCTAATAAGTACTTCTGCAGGTCTGTCAAGTCATCTAGTGCATATTCTTCCCCATCAATTGTAACCATCTGCTTATTCTCTTCTGCCATTTTCATCTCCTTTTTTAAACTGTGTATTTTTCCTACAGATACATTATACTTATTTGCTAACTTTCTAACAGTCATTTTACTATTAACATCTTTTCTAAAGAACTCTTGAAAGTCAGGATGTATCGTTTTCTCTGGTCTTCCTGTTTTCATCTTTTTCCTTTTCCTTTAGCCATTCTCCCCACTGTTCAGACTTGCGGGGTGGATTAGCAATCAACCAATCCTCGCCCCGTTTCCAGACAAACCTACTCATTAAAGTAGTTGTCCAGAATATCTAGTCTGTCTTCATGCATAGCCATCTTATCTAACTCAGCTTGTATAGCTTCCATAATATCTGAATGCTCTCCGATACCTGCCGGGTTTTTAAGATAAACTTCAATATTCATACAATGCAACTGGGTATTAGCCCTTGCGTGCTGCTTTAATGTTTGTATCATCATCTCTCTCATTTGTCAACACCTTTCCGTTTAAATCTGTGCTTAAAGAATACAATCAAATTGATTGTGGTGTTGACAGTGATAGCTAGTATCAGCCACCACTGCCACCATGTAGGCATGCCCATTCCTTCAATCATGCTGCGTTCAAGTCTACAATTTCACAGGCATCTGCAGTACACGCTAACTCACGTCCACCTGTAGTTGTGTCTTCTTTCTCAAAGTCTTTCAGCTTTGACCAGTTAACACTATTAGGCATCTGTACTAACATAGCATTATATTCATCTTCTGTACAGTCCTGATATGGTGCTTGCTTGTATGTATGATCACTGAACGGCAAGAAGCTGATGCCTGACACTTCATCAAAGTGTTTGTATACCCAAGCACCTACATCCATCCACTCTTCTTCCTTCACAGAGATTGTTACTGATGGTTTGTGTTCGCACCAGTAACGCTGATAGGTAAGCCACAACTCAAGCTGTTCAATGGCTGTTAAAATTGTACGTGTAACAGCATAACGTGGAGATGCCATAGGGAAGCTGAACACTGTAGTAGACTCTGGCTTCATAACATCTGGCTCTGCTGGGATACCTTCCGATATCAAGAACTGTGTAAGCGGGTCTTTGTTATCGCCACGTACAGTCCGAATGTAGTGTGGGTTGTGCCTTGCATGAATACCAGACGCACTGTCTACAAGCTGTGACACTGTACCACTAGGCTTGACGCATGTGATGGCTGTTGACTGTGGAATACCAAGCTGTTCAGCCATAGCAGCATTAGTCTCTACTGCTGTGTCACGCAGCGTCTCCAGTGTCTGACCAATGTTCTTGCCAAGGTGTGCAGATGTACCACTTAGCAAGTCGTTGTCCATGATACCAGTCAGTGACACGCCCAACAAACGCTCTTCCTCTGTGTTCTTCTGCCACACCTTACGCAGATATTTGAAGTCCGTCAGTGTTGATTGGAACGTACCCAAGATTGTAGCCAAGCGTACCTTCTCACGTAACGACTGCTGCGTGTCACCCGCACGGGCAACTACCTCTGACAAGTTACAGAACTGATATGGACGTAAGATAATTTCACTGCAAGGATTGCATCCGAAATCATGTTGTATATCTCGTCTGCCATTCTTAGCTGCTTGTGTCTGTGCTGCCTGACGATTAAAGATACCACGCTCACCCGACTTAGATTCATACAATGATACCCATTCACGCATGAATGTACCCATCTCTGGCTTACCCTTATAGGCTACAGAGTTGTTAGCCAAGGCACGTTGCCCTTCATTCTCCCACCACTGTCCTGACTTAGCATGTGCCATTTGGTCATCATTTAAGTTAGACAGGCTGATGAGTGCGCTACGGCGTACACCACCTACAACTACAACTTCACCAATTTTACACATAATATCATGGCATTCAATAGGGAATAGCCTACGACCTGCTGCGTTCTTGAACTTAGCAATGACAAAATCAAACAGTTCTTCTAATGGTGCTGGTCCACTTGCACGACCACCAAATGTCTTTAGCCTTGCACCTGCAGGACGTACCTCTGAAACATCCCACTTTGGTATCTGACCAGCATACAATAAAGAGATAAGTTCACGTAGAGACTTTGCCCATCCGGGGCGGCTATCACCTACCTTGATTACGGTATTTGTATCGTGCATCACTTCATTAACAATAGGCATCTTGTCTACGTTCTCACGCTCCACAGAGAAGCCTACACCTGTGCCACACATTAGGATGTACATAGTCTCATCAAATGCTCTAGGGCTATCCACAGGGACGTAAGAACAGTTGTATGCACCAACGTGGCAACGGTCTAGTGCAGGGCCAGATGTCATCAAGGCTCTCATGCTAGGCATGATGTCTTGATTCAGTACAGCTTGCTCTAGTTCACTGCGTAGGTCATCAGGTAATTTGTACTGGTAGTTAGCACCTAGATGCCCTTCCATATAGTCAAAGTAGCGTTCTACTGTCTCAACCCATGTCTCACGGCGTTGTTCATGTTCTTTCCATCGTGCATACCGTGATAGCGCGATAAAGTTTTGATAATCTGTTGGTAGATAATTATTCATTCTTTATTCTCCATAACTGCTCTAATTGATTTTACTGTAACACCTTCTATGTCATGTATCAAGTCTAAAAACGCATCTTCTAACTCTTCATCTACTCTACCGTCAGACGGTATAGGATATTCTTCTTCATCAATATCTAGTGAGACAAACATTTTAACTCTCATCACTAGCCGCCACATCTTCTAGGAGAGTATTAAGATACCACTGTGCTTTCTCTAAATCTTCTAGTGGTCTGCCTTTGTAATCAAAACGCCATAGGTACTTCATAATATTTCCTTGTAAGTAATATTTAAAGTTTGGCCCTAGTGCTGCTTGAATAGCTGCAATACACTCAATACCGGATTGATTATAGTGTGAGGGACTGTTTACCATGTCAACATTACCATATGCTTCTTTACCTGTTTGTTCTGCGGCATCAATTTTTCTACCAATGCGGTCTGCTGTACTAATAATATCCTGTGCCATCTCGCTTGGCAAGGTACTTATCTCCATTTTTTCTTCACGAAACTTGCCATTCATAAACTCTTCATGCCTCATTATGCTTTTCCTTTCGTGCGACTGTTAAAAGATAACTTTACTACATTATCTCCTATAGTTTCAACTGTGTGATATTCTGCATCTTCATCTTCTAAATCGTGAGTTTCAACAATAAAATCTTCTATTTGTTTTATTACTTCTGGATTCTCTTCCATGAAGGCTACAGAACAAGCAACTATTTCTGCAAGATGCTGAAGATGAAGAAAACTCTGTTTGTCTAGAGGACTATACTTATCATAGCTAATACTAACTTCCAATCCACCTGTCCAGCAAAAATCTTCATCTACTTCTGGTTTTAACTGTATATTAAATGAAGAGGGTTCTAATTTTGTTGACATTTTTTATCTCCTTTTTACCTTTGTACCCATAAACTTTATGAAGCTGGGATGTTTGTTTTTACCTTTTTCTTTTAACCAATCTTCTGGGATTATGCGATCATAGTATAGAAAACCATACTTTATACACCACTCAGCATAGCTGCTCTTTGATCCCTTACGTAACTTTGCCCTACTATTAGTGAAAACAAAACGTATGTCAAGTCTAGGATGCTGCTTTTTAATAGCAAGATGCTTACGTCTATCTGCTGTTAAAAACCTACCTTTTGTTTCAATTATTATTCCATTGTTTAGAATAAAATCTGGGGTGTAGGTACGGTAGGCTAGGTCTTCCCATTCAATCTTAATAGATTCATAACCATAGTTTTGTTTAAGTTCATCAAGGTAAATAGAAATTTTGTGTTCTAGCCCACTACGATATCCATGCTTTTTAGCTTGCTTGTTCTGCATTATATTCAATGTACTGCACCATTTTAGGAAACTTTGCTTTTGACTTAGCTTGTGGATGTTCTTGTAGATTAGTCCAACAAGTATTTTTAAAATCACAGAATGTACAATGTTTATTTAACACTTTATTTCCTGTAGGTACTTTTCTAAATGTTTCCTCTTCTGGCTCAAAACAACGCACAAACTCATCTTTCTCAACAGTATTTACTGTCTCCTGTATTTTAGCTATTTCTTTGTCTGTGTCAATACCTTCAGCGGGTACATATTTAAACTTACCATTGGCTTTATTTACTACCCACCAGCCACCAGCAGGTTTACCTGTTGCTTTAGCATAGCCAGCCAGTTGTCCAATATACCCAAAGCCATCACCAGCAGCGAGGGTATCATATGACTCAAACTTGTTACGGTAAGACCAATCAGATGCTGACTTGATATCATCAACCGCACCGTCCATAACAATATCATATGTTCCATTAATCTCTGTACCGTCCTCAAGTTTAAGCACAACACTTTCTGCATCACCATATTCAACTCCTGCTTCATCCAACAGACCCTTGAATATAGCTTCAACTGTATCTCCAAGCATCATGTTCATTACAAAGTTACTAGACTTAGGTTGCGCTGTCTCTGGCTTGTGCTTTTCAAACCATAGTTGGCAAGTTGGGCGACCAACATTAGACATACGCAACCTAAACTCTCGCTTCTCTCTCCCACCGAACTGCCGCCGCAAAGCGTCCATGATGTCAGAGCCTATCTTCTGAATTACTTCTTCAGATATTGTGGATTTTCCATTAGCTGCATCAGCCATGTATCTATGTAGTTTCATTTCGGCAGGATGATTCATCTTTATTCTCCCTCTTCCAGTTCAATGTCAATGAAGTCTTCTACTACATCCATATCTTCTTCAGGCATTTCTTCCTGACGTTTAGTGTTTTTTATATCCCACTCTTTACAGATGTAGTCATTGTTGTTTTTAACCCAATCCAAGAAATTAGATATAGTTTCGTCATCTTCCTTAGTTTGTTCATATCTTATGTCCATATCTACCTTACACACGGGAGTATAGTAACTACTGTTATTATCCATCTCATGCTGTGTAGAATCTGTGAATGTAATTGCATGATTAAATGGAAGACGCTGATGCCTAGCAAATGTACCCATACATTCACCTACACTCTTAAAAGCATCTTTGTTATCAATCTCCCAGATAAAAGGGGTTTCAAACTCATCTAATGGCTTACCTTTTTCATCTACAGGATTTTCCATAGTCACAATACCAAACAAAACTCTTACCCGCTTGACTTGACGAATCAGGTCTTGCATATCTGTGGGTAACGCTTGGAAGTCCTCAATGTATCCAGATGGCTTACCGCAGTTGAACCTACCAGTATTATCTTTAAGGTCTTTCTTTAAGCTATCTGACAAGATTGTGCGCTGAAACTCACCCTTCTTCTCATTAGGCTTGGGATTTTTATTTGGTATATAACGCTTCAGCATAAACCTCTGCATGAAAGGCCGCACACTAATTGTTTTACTAAATACATATTTAGATAAACTACCTTCAATAACTTCTAAGCGAAATACACCACCATCAATTACTTCTACGTTTTTTAGTTTGCCATTTATTTCGGCCTGACCCATAGTAGGGTAATGCCATAGACGCAAACGATTAAGGGTGTTTACTTTACCCCCTGTGTTTGCATCATCAGTAATACCAACCATCTGCGCTATAGCGTCATAGTTACCACTACTAAGTACTGTTAAGTCATTCATTCTTTCTGCTCCTTTCAGATTAAGATTTGTAGTTATATCAGCTTACGTCCTTAGTGTCAAGCCAATTATTTCCAATTTTTGCTTCTAAAAGCAAAGGCACATTTAGGTCAATCCTAAACGTGTTATTTACGATAGTAGTCAAGTCACTGTTTACCTTTTCAATAAGGTTGATAACCTCACGTTCCTCGTCTGGATGTATATCAATCACAATTGAATCATGCACTGTGTTAACAATACAACTTTGCATATTACACAATAATTCATCAATATGCAAGAGGGTAAGCGGAACAATGTCTGCTGTAGCAAACCCCTGCACAGGGTAATTTTTTATTTGTGTAAAGTAACTTACTGTACCATTCGTCTTCCTCACTACATTAGGGAATGAATACTGACGACCAGAAGGTGCTGTTATTTTGTTTGTTGATAAAACTTCTTTAGCCAATCGGGAGTGCCAAGCGGCAATGCCTTTGTACTTATTAGTGAAGTGTTCGTAGTATTCTGCTTCCGCTTTTGTTCTTCCATAGCCTGTTGCTCCATATAACGGAGCAAACGTATGCGCTTTTGCATCCTGCCTACTCGTAGGCTGACCAGCATCACTAATAACTTTAGCGGTATATGCGTGTACATCAAATCCAGTAGATACTTCTTCAATTGCAACTCCATCTTGTGATAAAAATGCAGCAGCCCTAAACTCAAGCTGTGCAAAGTCTGCTTCCATAATTTTGCCATTTTCCCACCGTGATATAAACACTTTCTTGACAGGGAATGTGCCGCCTCTTGGCATGTTCTGCATATTAGGGTCAGCCCCACTAAACCTACCAGTAGCAGTGCGGTGCTGTAGCAAGCGAACATGCAACTTGCCATCCTTTTTAGTGTAATTTTCAATGCCATCAACAAATGATGATAAGTACGTATCTAAAGCACTAAGACGTTTTACCTTATGTAAAAAACTTGTAGCATCTTCCATACCACGCTGCCTAGCAAAACCCTCTAGTATTTCTAGATTAGTTTTGCTTGTCGTAAATCCATGTGCGCTTACCCACTTTGCATCAGGTGCAGAGAAACGTAATCCAGCCAGTTCTTTTGTATTTATAAATAAGAAACCCACGCCGTTACAAGCCTGACACTTAGAAGGCTTTGACCAATTACTGCCATCCACCTTCTTTTTATAATATGTACCACGACCATAACAGTTGGGGCATTGTTTTGCCCTCGTTTTATAGACAGGCTCTGAATGCGTTGATGTCATCTCTTTGTATGCTGTCTTGCTCATATACTTATCAAAGTTGTTCTGCCACATAGATTTGTCAATAGGTTTTCTGCTGTAGATAACTTGAGACAGTTGCTCTGGACTATTTAAATTAACAGGTGTATCTCCCATTATCTGTGTAACCTGACGCTGTAGACTGTCAATAAGTTGACGTTTCTCCTGCTCAAATTCTTGACGCACACTATTAAGTGCAGACAAATCCACTTTGAATCCTCTTTGATATATACGTGACAGACATACTGCTACTTTATTTGTAAGTATAACTGTTTCCATAAGACCTGAATCTTCTTGCGTATTAAGACGATAATACAACTTGTCAGATAACTGTTGTGTAGCTAGTAGATCAGCACTTAGGTATTCGGCTAACTCATCATGTGGTATATCTTTAGTAGTATAACCCTTTTTAAAATACTCTTTCAAGGTATCCTGTTTCTTTGTATCTAAATCATAACGAATAGCACACATTTCAAGAGACAATGGTTCCTTCTGTCCACGCTGTAACACATACTCTGCCAGCATAGTGTCAAATACAGGGCCATCATATGTAAAGCCCGATTCCCACAGCCACAGTAAGTCGTGTGCCGCATTGTGACAGATGAGTATAGTAGCTTTGTCTAATTCATTCTGCACAACACCATGACCAAATGGTGTAGCTTCTATGTCGTTGTGGTCAAAGTATATAAGATGCTCACGACCCGTATCGTCCAACATACCAACCATAGTAAGTGAGTTCTCTGGCTCAAATGGATCAAGGTGAAGTTTCCCATTCCTAGTAACAGTGGTGTTCTCTACATCAAGTGTTAGTTTCATTTAACTTCTCCTTATGACCTTGTAGGTATTTAACTGCATTAATAACAGTTGTTAAGTCATCCCTAAACCCCCCAAGACCGTCATTACAATGTTTACATATATAACCACGAAATGTGTTCGTATCATGGCAGTGATCTAATACCCACGTTCCTAGTAGTTTCTGCCCATATTTATTTACTTCATCTATAGTTCTCTGACATATAGGGCATTTGTAACTAGCTTCTTGTGGATACACGTTACGTCTTCTTAGATCAGCAATTACCTTCCTGTGTCCTGACTGACAGGAACGGCAGGTTCTCTTTATCTCTGCATCTCCTGTTTTTGTGTAGGACATCTGTTGGAAATTAGTGACAGGCTGTCTAATATCACATTTGATACAGACAAGACCATCCTCACACACCTTTTCAATATCTTCTACAAAGAAATCTAGTTGGCTCATGCTGTATACCTTCCTGTGCGATAATCTAATTCACAAGTGACTACTCCATGCCAACCTGACAGCTTGTTCTTAACTACATTAATGTGACGCTGTAGGTCTTCTGTGTTAGGATCATCTTCCTGCTTCATTGGATTCTTAGCGATAAGCAGCATAAGATCAGCCTCTGCAGCCTTACCTGTTCTACTACCTTCCATCATGCTTTGATTAAGCAACACCTTACCCTCTGCCTCTGCAGATAACTGTGACATATAGAATACAGCGCAGTTATATTGCTTGGCAATCATACGGGCATGGATGGCATTCGCCTTTAGAGCCTCGTCAGGCCGTGCAAAGCCACCCTGTCGTGCAAACTTATCTCCCATGTCCAGAAGCACTACATCGGGCTTATAGGTCTTACAAACAGACTCTACCCACGACATGTCACGGCCTGTTGCATCCTTGATCTTGATACGCTCATTGACAGGAGCATACAGGTCACGTGCCTTGGATGGGTTATTCTTAATCTGCTTCATCGTCATTCCAGTTGCAGTAGTCAGGTAACGTGCGCCAACACGATGACTGCCTTCCTCATTACATAAGATAATACAGTTAGCACCCTGTGATGCTAAACCTTGCGGTGATGCAATAAGGCTGGCATGAAACGATGTCTTTCCAGTGTTGGGACGTGCGCCAATCTCAATCAAGTGACCAGCATTGATACCCTCAACCTGACGACCTAGTGTTGGTATATTAAATGTCCAACGAGCCTCAAGATCATTCTTGGCAAGCAGTGTGTCAATGTCCATGTCATCCCACTCCACATTCAGATCAGGTAGAAAGTTCTCATTGTACTGTTCAAGCAATGTACGCAATGACTCTAAACTACCCTGTGTACCATTTACATACTCAAACCCTAACTCTGCAATATCTGTACCCACTACTGACTGAAACAGTTTAGATAACACTTCTTGTGCCACGTCACTGCCAAGCGGATGCTCTTTTTTTATCTGACTAAACAAATGCTGGAAAGATTGCTTTTGTGCTGTAGTCATAGAAGGATTGTCGGATAGGAACAATGCCTCAATCTCCTCTGGCACGACAGACCTACTGTACTTATCCATTGCATTGTCAATGGCTTTCTTGATCTTTCGGTTGTCTGTGCCAAACAGACGGTCAGGACACTTGGCTCCACGATGATTATCGTAGAACTCTTTATCCATTAAACTTCTTAGTATTGATAATTCCATTTGGTTTTCTCCTATATATTTTGGAAGGCAAGAAGCCGTTCCATGTCATCGGGGTTTCGGTATTTAATATCATCATTAAGGCGTAGCACCTTAACGTCATTCACATAGCCACTTAATTCTTTTTTAAACTGTAATGTCTTGGGTATAGCATCGGGGTCTAATGCTATAACGGCTGTTGAGAACTGTGCCAGATACCTTTTATGCGATTCAGACAAAGAAGTGCCTAGTATCGCAACCCCGACAAAAGAACCGTACTCACCAACAACGGCTGCACTAACACAGTCCTCAACAACAACTGCGACTTTACCACAACCATACGTGTATGGCAAGCCACTATTTCCATATCTTTTCCATTTAGGTAATCTCTTGCCTAGTGAACGACCTGTACCATCTACTGCCAAGCCCTCATGTACGACAGGAAACACAACCCTGTCTTCCTTTACATCATACATCAGACCTAATGCTTCAGCATCAATGCCCCATTTGATACACCATCTGTTCATGTACGTACCACCACTACGATTGACTACATAACTTGGCATTTCAAATGTCCCAACTTGGGACACTTCCTGATCACCATACATCTTACGTAAATCATCAGCAGTAACTTTAGCACGAGTATTACCACTAACACTACAAGAAGCCTTGTAACAATTCCATAGTAGCTTACCCATATTATTTGTAGCAGTAAATGTTTTGTATGAACTACAAACAGGACAATTAATTCTACGAGATTCACCTACTGGTATATCTAAATCTTCTACGTAACTTTTAATATTCATTATTATTCTCCTCATATATATGTATTATATATAGGTCTGTTTGGCAATCACGATGTTTAGATATCATGTTTTTTACGAGTGGTCAAGGCTAAATCTGCACTGGCAAAAGTATTTTTCATGTAAGGCTTAACTGATTGTGGGTTAGCATGTCCTGTAACCGACATAATATTGCCCATAGATACTCCCGCCTCAACCATTTCAGTAGTACCTGTACGCCTAAGATCAGATAGCCGTAAAGATTCAGGTAGTCCTGCATCCCTCATTACCCTACGTGCTACTTTAGGTAGTCTGTATATTGTATAAGGATGATATACACCCCTGATAGGCTCTGTCATAGGTGCAATGTAGTCTTGAAAGCCAAAGTCTTGTTTTTGCTCAGTCAACATCTCATTTAATTGTTGCTCAATTGGCAAAAATACCTCTGCTTTACGTTTGGATTGTTTAATATGTACCCGACAGGCATCTAAATCTAGGCTATCCCATGTTAACATACGCATATCACCCAGCCTCTGACACCATTCATATGCCATCTGTGCAATAAGACCTACATTACGGGTGCTAAAATCGCTATAGGCCGTGTCTAGAAAGGTTCTTACCTGCTCCCTACTCCAGACAGTGCTACGGACGCTCACAGGGCGTTTCTTGACCGATATAAATGGGTTGATAAACAACATCTCCATGTGCAGACCATGATTAAATAGTATGCGAGAGGCAGATAAGACATGATTAGCCAAGTAAATACCTCTCTCACACCATTGATTGTATGACAGCTTCGCCATTCGGGATGACACTTTGTCACAGTATCTTTCCCGAATAGCTTTGCCCTCAACTACAGTGTCTAGCATGACACCAATGTGGTAGTGATACTCTTTCTTAGTTTCATCACGTAAGATATTGAAATCATAAGAATTGTAGTAATCATCCACAACTTCTGGTAGTTTGTAACGCATCGTTATGCCGCTACCAATTGACGGAACTGTGGTGAACTAGTCCACTTTGCTACTTCCTGTTCACGCTTCCACATGCTCTCTGCCTGTGTATCATTGCCAGTATTTCTCAAAGAGAAACCATTGTTCTCACTCTGATGGCTAGAGAAGTTAGTGAAGGCAGAGTACAAAGCCCACGCATTCTGACCACGGGTAGCCGCCTCTTGGTTGTATAAGCTATACATCTTTTCAGACTTACGGTCTGGCATAATACTCTCAAGCATTTCTTTTACTGTAGAGGCCATCAGTCGTTTCTCTGCCCACTTCTGATACTTATTAGCTGACTCATTAAAGTCTGACACTGTGTCTTTTAGTTCTTTAATAAACTTCTCCAAGACAAAGTTAGATGAGTTCTTCCGTTTCACCTGATCAAAGTCACCAGTGATCATTCCATTTGTGCAAAAGAAATCAATGGAACCAAAGTACACCTGATTGGAACAGCTACCGTCAATACCGTGTAAGGCAATCAATCGTGGTGCAATTGTGGTGCTATGCTTATCAGACTCAATCTTGCGTAGTACGTTAGGCATAACCATGTCCATCATAACCCATGCATTATTACGTGCAGTTTTAAAACTGATGTTCATGCTATCGCAAAACTCCATCCCAAAGTGTTCAGAGATGCCGTTGTGTACGTTATTAAAATAGTCACCATGTGGGTTTTTAGGAAAACCTTTACCTACAATACCAAGATACTCGCCAGTGTTGCCATTCACAACATACTTAGACTTGTCAAACTTAGTAGGCTCAAACTCCACAGGGAAATTAATGTGATCAGGTACGATGTCCTGTGCTATAAAATCTAAAGGCATTTTTATTCTCCTCTCAGTGTCCCAACTTGGGACGGTTAATACCCCATAAGGGCAAGTGATACTGTGTTATACAACAAGACACAGCTTAAGTCAAGTATTAATCCCACCTATAAAATATGTGATCATCAATTCTGACTGTGCGTGTCTTGCTCTTAGCCCACTCAGGATATACGTAGTGAGCGTGGTAGTGTGTTGCACCTTCAACAAAGTCATCAAGGTTGCCGTAATACACACCATGAGCAATCGTCTTTGCCTGTTCGTAAGCCTTTGTATCTCTTGGCTTATCTGACTTGCCATCACAGTACCAGCTAAACTGACAGCGATGACGCACAGGGTAGTCCTCTGCCCATGAGTATGTTGGGCCTTGCTTAATGACATCACAGGGATTGTCAGGGTATCTGTCATCACGCACCCTGTTCATCACCACTTGGGCTACCGCAACCTGCCCAATGAAGGGCTGGTCACGGGCCTCATGGTATGTGTTTAGTGCTAGGCATACGAGTGCTTCAGCAAACATACTACTTCCCCTCTACAAGTTCAGTTAGTAGTTCCTCAATCCTATGCATAAGAACATTGATTGCAGTTGCAATGTGTCCTGTGTCAGTGGGTTGCATACGTGATTCTAGCTGCCTCACCTCTTCAATCAAGGCAAGGATGTGTTGTTTTTGTGTTTGTCTACTCATTTTCATTCTCCTCTAGGTTAATTTCAACTTCTTTTATGTGGTCATCCCAAATGGTATGAACTGCATCATCGTGTGCCTCATCCCATGTGTCACCTTCCACCTCAAATTTGTGGTAGACGGTAACGTATGCTGTCCATCGTTTA